CGCCACCGTAGGACGGTCGGATGGATTATCCGAACCTTCCCAGCAGCGTTATCACTAACGCCGCTGCCCCACATCTCCCATCCAGCCTTCTGCTGCCGTGAGGCACCATACAACTGGCGAAGGAGAAAACTGTCGTCCTCTGGTCTTGTCTCTTTCGGGATTCTCACGATACCCCGAGCGAGATAAGAACCAAACCAGAGGCTCTTAGGAGAAGCCATGTCAAATGGCTCTAAGAGACCGATATCCCCGAGATCCTCCTGGGTTCCTTCTTCCCCATAGGGAATAGAGAACTTTCGAAAGGGCTCTGGAATATTCGATAGGATAAACTCAAGTAGAGATCGTTCCTTCCCCTCAATATACGCAGGGGAAGTTCTCTGCCGTCTGATTATCCAACGTACATATTGGTTGTGAAGCCAAAACATACGTTCGACAGAATCTACACTCTCGCGAATGTAGAATGGGGTTACATCCACACCTCTGAAATAGTGCTTACCGCACGACTCCCGGAACGGACCCGTAACAAAGGTCTTCTCGGGGTTCGTCTCAAAGCCGATAAAGGCTAAGAGGCTAATCAGAGCAGGCGCATGTGACGACAGCAGGATCAAGTCGTCGCCAAATACACCGTGTGGTTTGCCCGCAGCACCTGGGATGAGTTCATAGACAGCTTGGATCGCCGCCCAAAAAAGCAGCGACTCCAACTCAAATGTGAACCCATTACCCATGGAGCTGACCTTCCTGTACAGGACTGTCGTCCCGTCAGGGAGAAGACCGAATGGACTGCGGCAGTGCTCAATAGCCGCAAGCCAGTCGGGAGGCATGACCTCCTGGATAAGACCCAAGCTGACACAGTCGCTGGCGGAAGCCAGATCGATCGTGGCGAGCTTGAATTCCTGACCAAGACGCGCGAGCGTCTGGTTCGGAACCTGAGAATTCAGGTCTATTCCAGCATGCTTCCGCAGACGCTGACGAATTGCGCCACCGATCCCTTTCTGAACCCAAAGGTTCATATCTGGCTCGATGGCGATCACCCGTTCGCGCTTTGCATTCTTCGGCACGGTGGTGATGCGGTTCCCCGCGACCCACTGGAAACAGTGAGGCCCCAGGGGAGAATATAGCGACCTCCGGATTGACTGCTCCCAAAGAGGGATACGGCTAACCAGGAGAGTTGCTACATCCGCGCATCGGTGCGTCACATGGGGTAGTCCCCCAAACTTGTAATAGGCATCTGCCCTTTTACGAGGTAACCTTGTTGTCCCACCGGGGCCGAACCCGCCGAACTGCTCAACGCAGTTCCAGCTGAACTTACCGAGCACGCGGGAGATCTTTCTCTGCATCACATGAAGAAGTGATGCAGCCGTGACTCCAGGATGGAGCACGGTCTCTCTGCGGAATCGTAAATTCTGTTCGGCAACGGTGCAAGACTCCTCCGATTCACGGAACTTCTGCATCGCGACCCGCGTGCGCTCGGCCAGGTCTCTGTATCCCTCGAAGGGGAACTTCGACAAAAGGCTAATGCACGCGTAGTCAATCGAAAAGTGATCAGGGTCATCGTGTAATGAAGCGATGTCCCGATCACCGATCGCTAGAAGCGCTCCGACGTCTCCTTTCTGAAGGGCATCATAGCACTCACGTGCTACCTGACTCTCAGATGAGTATGTGTCGAAGAACTTCATCGCGAAACCAGAAGCAAGGTCTGTGCGACGGCGGTTAAAGCCCCGAATGAGGCCGCTTCCGACTTTTGTAGCCATGGTGGTTAAAACCTCCCTATGGTTATAAAACTAGACGTTCATCTCCGAAGAAACTCCTCCCTCATAATAACGAGAGAGTCAACACCTGGT